TCCGGCTGGCGTACTGCCCCGCGGTGTAGGTGGCCGCCCCCTCCGCAATGGCCCCGTCGGTCTCGGCGAAGTCGATAATCCCCATGTCGTCCGGGGCCTTGGCGGCGTTGGGCTCCACCAGCTTCTCGGTGAAGTAGGCCGCCCTCCGGTCCTTGACCCACTTCTCCAGCGCCGTCAGCTCGGCGGCCGTCGCGTCGGGCGGCCCGGCCAGGTAGTCCAGCGTCAGCCCCTCAATGCTCTTGAGCCCCGCCTCCAGGGCGGTGGTGTCCTCCGTACCCGTGGCGATGACCACCGCCACCACCTTGCTGGGGCCGCCCCGGTCGCTGCCGGTGAAGGCCCGCTTGATGTAATCCTGATTGTCCTGGCCCAGCTCAGTGGGGATCAGCGCCGCGCTGGAAAGCTGGTGGACGCCCTGGGCCTTGGCGTCCCGTACAAATACGCCAACATAGCCCTTCTTGCTCCGGTTCGCCGCCTGCTGGGCGGCCGCCTGGAAGGTAATCGTCAGGCTGGGCAGCCCGATTGTCGTCGCCATCGTATCATCCTCTCTTGCGTCAAAGCGCAGTTCGTTCGATTGCAAAGTGCTCCATCTTGGGGGTGTCCTCCGCCTCCGGGTCCTGACAGCCCGGCCGGGCGTCCACCCACTGGAATACGGCGCTCACCTCGGCAAAGTCCGGGTTCCCAAGTCCACGGTTTGCCTGCACCGTCAGGGCCCGGTCCTCCACCTGGAAAAAACCTTGGGCAAACAGGCCCATCACTGTGTCCTGCCGCTGGTTCAGCGCCTTCCGGCTGCTGTCATGGTAGGCGTCCGCCTCCACATAGCAGGTAACCAGAAGGGTCACGCTGCGGCGTACCAGTCCGATGTTGACATCGGATTGCTCCGCCTTCTGGCACTCCAGGGTAAAGGAGGGCCGCCGGAAGTCCTTGGGCAGCTCGTCATAGTAGACCGGCTCTCCCGGATAGAGGCGCTTCAGCTCCGCCTCCACGGCGTCCATCAGCGTATTGGTTGTAAGCATCTCAATAGTCCACCTCATCCGCAATCCGGCTCAGCACCCGGTCCGCCGCTTTCAGCGCGAGCTCCAGCGCCTTCGCCTTTGTCCAGCTATAGAATTGCCGGCCCTTGACATATCCGGCGGCCGAGGCCCGCGCGACTCCGGCCCTCCCCGCCTGGTTCCACGACCGGCTGCTTCCGGCCGCCGGCCTGCGGGTGCCGTGCCCCCGCTCCAGCCACCGGGTGACCTGCTTTTTGGACACGGGCTTTCCCTTCCAGGTATGCTGCGTTTCCCCCGCCCTGGGCTGGGCCGTCCCTTTTCCGGGGGAGAGGGCCGCATAGCCGCCCTTGCTGCCCACCCGCAGCTCCTGCCAGGTGCGCACGGTGCCCTTGGCCCCATCGGCCAACTCCGCCGCGCCGATCTGCGTGTTGAGCTCCCTCTGGACGGCCGCGCCGGCCTCTTCCACCGCCTGCCGCCGTGCGTCCGGCACTACCTGGAGGAGCTCCTCCCAAAAGCGGTTGAACCGCTCCAGCCGCGCCCGGTCCATGCGCGCCGTGCTGCTCACAGATCCACCGTCCTTCCGATCTCATACTCGTTTTTAAATGCATCCAGCTCGTGGG